CGTGCATGTGTTTCATATCTTTTTTGATACCTGTAATATATCCATATATAGATAATAAATGTTCTCTAGTACTCTTAGGTTTTAACTTATCTCCAGCGGGCATTATGTTAACATTCCTCTTGATCTTAGTTTTATTAGTTTTTCTTCGTCGGATAGTAAGGCATTTTCTGCCATGGTCAATCCGTTATTTAGTTGCGCCATCTGACCACTATTAATTACGTTAGGATTAACAGCAGTTTCAGTTACTTCTTTTGGAAGTGGTGGCGTTTGTAATTCAGATGTATTTACATTTTGTAATAAATAATTGTTCATATCTAAATCAAAATCTTGGTTTAATTTTAATCTCTCCATATCTTGTTCCATCTTTTCTATTTTTCTCATGACTCTTTCGTTTAAAATATTTGGTATGTTTTTATCTTTAGCTAGATCTTGGATACCTTCTATTTGACCTTTAGAAATTAAAATAGGAAAAAATTTATTGTTCTCTATATCTCCATACAGAGGTCCTTCTCTTCTTATGTTAAATATTTCTTCAATCTTACTATCTCGCATACCCAATGTTTTGAGTGCATCGTATATTCTTCTTAATTTACTCATGTCTTCGTAATAAGATTTGTTTGCTTCAAAGTATTGTCTGATAACTTGATTTTGGTCCGTGACAGGATCTCCAGTTCTTAAACCTTCAAATATTTTTTTAGCCTCACCAAGTTTTGCGTCTTGGAAATCTGCTATTTTCATCTGTAAAGATTTTTCTAAATCTAAAGGAACTTTTCTGAAACCTAAGAAACCAAGTAGTTCATCCGGTATTTCATACTGTGTACCCTTTTGAGTTTCACCTTTTATAGAACCAATTAATCTTTTTATTTGCGGTAACGACCCAGGTGATAGCATGTAAGTTACATGTTTTGTAGCCTTATACCATCTAGTCATTTTACTATCTTCTTCGTTCCATACAGGGCTACCATTTTGTTTTACACCATTTCTAAGAGTTACATCAGCTACTGCTTGAAGCCAAATAGATTCAGAAACAAATGGTTCTAATACTTTACCCATGGCTTTTGTTATTCCCATTATAAAACCTTCAACCAAAGGTCCATCGTCTTCTTGTCTTTTAGCTTGATCTACTTTAACCACCACTGTGTTAACTGGCGCTATCATAGTGTCGTAAAAGAAACCATGACTAAAATCTATGTATTTGTATTTACCATCTTCATATACGCCAATGATCGTATTATCTTCTGACCATGTAGGTAAAATTTCTCTCATCGCTGCAAGTGTGTCTCTTCCAATACCATATAGAGCAGAGCCAGCTTTCATCGCAACAAGTGGAAAAGCTGCATAAGTTAAAGCTTGACCCACTAATCTTTTCATACCTATTGTTTCTGTGATAGGATTTTTTATCTCTTTAAGCGCACGGATAGTTGTATTACCACCTGTTCTAAAAATTTCTGATGGGAAAGATGCAAAGCTTCCAAGTGGTGATCTTCTAATACCTTTTACAAAATCTGATACGTATGCATAGTTAGGAACAGTTTCTCTTACAACCTTAGCTGCTTCTTTCATAATATCTAAATCTTTAGGCATCTTAACAAATGTACCATCAACGTTTTTCATACCTGCTGCTATGGCTGATTTATACGCTTCTTTTAATTTATGTCCTTCTGCTAGAAAATTTATAATTCTAAATATATCATCTTCAGCTGTGTATGCGTCTGTTGCTATACCGTATAGTTTTTTAAATTTTTTAGTCGTACTATTTATTAATTTATTAAAAAATACTTCTGCCGTTTCGTTACTCATACCAGCTCGAGTAATATCACCTAACACTCCCTCTACGTCTCTCGCTATGATGTTTTGGTTAACCACTCCTTCTTCTAATAAAAATCTATAAAGTTTTTGATTTTGTGGTGTGTTTCTATAGAGCAATTGTGGTTGAATAGTATTAAACGCAGTCTTTGAAAACTCCATTAATTTTAAGGGATTAATTAAAATATTACCACTGTGCACTGTAGTAAATATTGCAGAGAAAAAGTTTCGTATATGTGTAAAAGGACCTAAAATAGTTTTAGCTGCTTGTGATATTCCTTTGGGTAATAACATAAGAGATCTGTAAGCTAATGATTTGTATATACCATTAGTATCAAATGCGTCTCCCATTCTTATTGCGTTCGCCCAAGATTTACTTGTAAACATACCATCTAAAGGTGATGTATAAACGTTGTCAGATAATCTGGTTGTAAGTTTTAAAGGTTTAGATATTTCATTAAATGGTAAGTTTTTTAATGCCTCATTATATGTTCTATAAAATAAAGGTCTTTCACCTTTTGCAAGCGCTATGTCACTTTCTTTTAAAAGATTTGTATAAAAATTATCTCTTGCAACTATCTCTCCAAGATCACCCATTGTATTAAAGATAACGTTTTTAGCATCTTTATAACTTCCAAATAAACTATTGAATGCCGCAAGATCAGATTTAGTTTGTACTAAACCACCATCTTTACTAGCTTTAAATTTACCACCAGCTGTAATGTTGTCACCTATGTTTACAATCTGCACAGCTTTATCGTCCAATATATTGGCTGTGCCTATAGGAAACTCTGGTGTGTTGGTTAAAGGATTTTTAGTGACACGTTTTAAAATATTGTTAACAACAATCATAGCGTCATCTATAGAAAAATTTTTCTCCCCATTCATTTTGTGATATTTCTGAACGATTTTAGCCACATCTCCTTTAGCTGCATGAGTGGGTTTAAATCCATCTATTAATCCTGTGTTCATGTCAAAAATTTTATAATCAGTTGCTAAATTATTTTTAACTCTGTCGTTTAATATTTGATTTAATTCTTTTGTGGCTACATTAACGTTTTTATTTTGTGCTATGGTATTTTTTAACATAGCAGTAGTATTTCTAAAATTAATTCCATCAGTAATTAAATCGTCAATAGAATTTTTATTAACACCTAAATCATTCATAGCTTTTTTAAAAGCATTTAATGATTTTGTATCAAACCCTGGAAATACAATGTTTCTTTTTTTAACTATATCATCGGTGGATAATAAAAAATTAGCAAACAATTTAGATAATGTATTGGGATCTTGAATAGCTTCAGATGCATTGCTACTATTCTTTGATATTTTTTTTACAGATTCACTAACGTCTTTAGAAATGTCATCAGCTAAAACTTTTACAGCGCTTTTCTTTCCCTCTAGTTTTTGAATACCATCAAATATTTCTTGAGCTTTATCACTTCTAGATCTAAATGGTTTACCTACAAATTTGTCTACCCATCGTTCTATTGCAGAATTACTAAACGCAAGATCTTTACCTTTATTGGCTAACATTTTTGCAACTTTACCTGAGCCGTACACAAAAGGTATAACAGGAAAAGCTAACTCAGCGCCAAATTTAAGTTTGTTATTTAGTTGTCTAAATGCATCTTCATTAGCTGTTTCTTTTTTCTCTCTATCTAAACCTGTGCCAATAAAATCTAATGCCTCTATGTCTCCAAGAGTTCCAATGTCTTCTGCTTTCATGACGAGAGCACCACCACCAAAACCACCACCAATTGTTATGGCTGCAAATTTATCAAAACCATTTGGTTTATTTAACTGTTTAGCTTTACTAGCTGCTTTAGTTAAATTAACATTGTCAATTGTTTTACCGTATCGATTAGTTTTAACTGCATTGACTAATATTGGTGCTAGCTGTCTTGCTTTCATACTTGCGTATTGAATAGCTGGACCAGTTGCTTTCATGGCTAGTTTATATCCACCCATTAATTGTATAAAAGCTTCTGTTAAATGGCCGGCAGCTGTAGCTCTAGCTTGATCCTCTGCTTGATTTTCTATAAGACCAAAAATAGTTTTTTCAAATTCTCTGTTAAATCTTTCTGTTAAACTCTTATCAACTTCAAGACCATCTCCTGTTGCTGCATCGTATACTAATGTTCCAAAATTAATTACACCTTTTGGTATTTTAATAGCACCACTAACAACAGCTCCAGTTAATGATTCACCTAATCCTACTTCGTAATCATCTTTGTCACCTAGTCCAACTTTTTTTACTTCTTTGTATTCTATAGGTTCTTCGATAACTTTAGATTCTTTTTTAGCCTCTGTTTGAGCAGCTTGTGCTTCTCCAAATAAAGAAACGTCTTTAGGAAGAAGTGATGACAGTTTACTGTATTTGTTTTCTTCGCTAACTCTTTTCCTTACCTCCTCCGCAGATAAACCTTCGTTTAATAGTTCCTCTTCTTTTAATCTTATGAGTAAACCATCAATACCCTCTTCACCGATAATACGACTATAGAGTTGACCTTCTTCTAAATTTTCTTCGATTGCTTTTCTGGTTTCGTCAGAGGGAATAAGAAAATCGTACCAATTGGACTTGTCCGCCATTTCTACTCCTCTTTAATAATTGACTCTACTTCAATAATTTTATTGCCTTGTTTTTTTACAAATTTAGCTTTTTCTATATCATAAACAATAACACCGTCTGGTAAATCAGCGAGTATAGAATTTTTTATAATATCTCCATCTTTAGTATACTCACCACTTCCAAATATGTATTTACTACTAGACTGTGTTCCAACAAAAGTGTCGTATGCCTCTGGATTAGCCTTTTTTAAATTTTCTAAATTTCCGTAAAGAGCTTCAGCTTGTAATCTATCTATTTTTGGTACGTTAAATCTATTTTTTGTAGAGTTAATAATACTGTCGATAGTTGATGTATAATCTAATGCAGCTTGATCGTCAGGGTCTCGTTTTTTTC